AGTCTCTATTCAAACCTAGTCATATAATGAAGTTAGGTGAGAAGGATGGAGAAGCTCATACAGGACAAGAAGTAGACTTCAGTCTCTTTGACGAGAATGATTTAGCGAAAGACTTTGGATTTGAAGATGACAACTCATTTGAAAAAGCTCAAATGACTAAGGTTGTCTTTGTCTGGGATAAAGTAACTCGTCGTGTACTTATGTTTAATCATAAAGATTGGACATGGCCTATTTGGGTATGGGACGATCCACTTAGATTAGATACTTTCTTTCCAGCCTTTCCACTTACATTCTTTGAAGGCCCATCAGGTCCGAATACTAAGGGTGAAGTGTCTTACTACTTAGATCAAGCAGATGCTATTAATGAAATAACAGATGAGAAGCGTAGAGCTAGACGTTGGGCTAGACGTAACATCTTCTTTGATAGTAATAGAATCAATGCAGATGATGCAGCAGCAGTACTTAATGGAGATGATGGTACAGCTAAAGGTGTTGATGTACCAGAAGGTATGAAGATTACTGATCTTATCTTTTCTATGCCTACTCCTTCTATGCAATTTGCTGAGCTATTTGATAAGGAAGAAGAGTATAAAGCTGTAGATCGTATCTCTAGTGTTAGTGAAGTACTAAGAGGTGCTCAATTTAAAACGAATACAACTAACCGTGCTGTCGATGCTAATGTATCTTCATCTAATATGAGACTAGATGAGAAGTCAGATGCTATAGAAGATCATGTTGGTTGTGTTGGTTGGGCAATAGCACAGTTATGTCTTATGAATTGGGACAAGGAAACTGTTGCTGGTATTATTGGACAAGAAGCTGCGGTAGATTGGGTTAACTTATCTCCAGAAGAGATTCGGTCTTCATTTACTCCTAGAGTTGTTTCTGGTACATCTAAGAAGCCTACTTCTAAAGCTAAGAAAGAAGAAGCCTTAGAACTTGGACAGGTACTAGGACAGTTTGTACAAGCTTCTCCACAAGTAGTCATTGTTATGCTTGAAGTACTGAAAGAAGCATTTGATGAAGTCACAATTACTGAAGAACAATGGCAGAGTATCATTGACAGTCTGTCACAACCAGCAGCTCCCGGAGGTTCTCCTCAAGATGCTGCATCAGAACCAGGACCAAATAGTCCAGGAGTTACAGAAGGTGGGGATGAGCAAGCAGCCGCACAAGCAGCAGAACTAAAGGCTACATTAGACACACTAACACCTGAACAGAAGCAACAAGTAGCGGCTCTGATTCAAGAAGGTGTACAGCCAATTCAGGCTGTTCAGCAAGTAACAGCTACTCAAACACAACAGTAGTAAAGGGATTACTATGCCAGATGAAGTACAAGAGTCAACTGAAGATGCTATTCTTAGTAGTATAGGAGAAGTTGATGATACGGCCACAGATACGACTGCCTCAGAACAAACTCAAGAAGCTACAAATGATACGACGAATGCGGCGACAACGACAAATGAGGCAACCACAACAGACCAAGCAACTAGCTCTAGCGATGGAATTAAGCCAAACACACAACAAGGTAATAATCCCCAAGACTTAAAGCTAAATGATGGGACTATTATTAAAGGTGGTGCTGAACGTCGTCTATTTGATAAGGGTGTTAAACTACAAGGACAGAATACAACTCTAACAAATCAGCTTGCAGAAGCTACAGCTAAGTTAACTGCTTTAGAAGGTACAAATACATTAGGTACACAGTATAATCTGTCTGCTGAAGAACTCACATGGGGGGCACAGCTAGCCGCAGCGTATAAGAGTGACCCTGTTGCTACTATGAAACACCTCTTGACACAGACCCAATCAGCAGGGCATAATATCGAGGATGTCGGCGGGTCTGCTGTCGATATGAACTCTATCAAGAAGATGGTAGAAGATGCAGTAAAACCGATGACAGATCGGTTTAATTCGGAACAAGAAGCTACAGATAGACAAATAGAAGCAACTAAACTCTGGACAGACTTTCAAACAGCTAATCCAGATGCGACAGTACATACTGATTCTATTGCCCAGTTACTAAGAGAAGATCCTACGTTATCTCTTTCTGCTGCGTACTACAAGCTCCAGTCTATGTATCACCAACGTGGACTTGATTGGAGCAAACCTTTAGAACAACTTCGAAATGAAGCTGCTGCTAGAGAGAATGCTACAAATACAAACCCGAATGAACAGATTAGTACTATTCCTTCCGGCGGTAATACAGGATCGAATAATCTATCTGATAATTCAGGAGCAGTAGCAGTAGATACTCCTTTAGATGATATAATTAAATCATCCATGAAGGAAGCAGGATACGCAACGTAATGATTGATAGTAACTTTGGAGCATAGAAATGGCAAGTTCACCTATTGCCACGGTTCTCAACTCTACACTTACTAAGTCGCGTAAGAAGCTGATAATGGCTTCTATTAAGTCTAATGCATTGCAAGCATGGGCTTTTGCAACTAACCGTGTAGAGTTTGAAGATGGTGGTCACGAAATTACAAACCCACTTACTCTAGGACGTAATCCAAATATTTCGTCTTATGAGTACTTCGATGAACAACAGATTACTCAGACCAATGAATTCGATACAGTAAGTTACAACTGGTCGCGTGTTGGTGGTACTGTTGTTATTTCCGATCAAGAAGAAGACGAAAACCAAGGTACAGCACAGATCTTTAAGTTGATGAAAGCTAAGATGGAAGTCTTGGAAGAATCAATTAAAGAGAAGTTCTCTAGCTACCTCTATGCAGTTTCGTCTGGTACTGATCCCCAAGGTCTTGGTGATCTAATTCCAGATGATCCTACTACTGGTACGCTTGGTGGTATTAACCGTGCTTCTGAGTCCCAATGGAGATCGTCTGCTTACGACTTCGATGGTAATATTGATTCAACTAACATTGAAGAAGTATTTGATGATGTCTTACTCGACCTTACTATGAAGTCGAATAAGCCTGATATCATTCTTACAGGTCGTAATCTTTATCGTACTTATCGCACAGCAGTACGTGATAAGGTTGTCATTAACTTGTCTGAATCTAATTCAGGTAAGAAGATGATGGATCTAGGGTTTGCTGGTGTTAAGCATCAGAATATTCCCATGTTGTATGATGAAGATTGTCCGGTTAATAAGGCATACTTCATTAACAGCCAATTCCTTCGCCTCCACATTCTTCGTCATGTTAATATGAAAGTCAAAGAGCTTGTTGCTCCTTGGACTATCGATGCTCATGGTCGTAGGATCGTTTGGCAGGGTCAGTGGTGCTTATGGAAGGCTTTCCGTACTCACGCTGTTGTGATTGATGAATAGACAGGAGATTAAGGGATAATGTCTGGACAGAATATTAAGAAAAAGTTTGAAGTTCATCCTTATGATGGACCTGATGTCGATGAAGATCGAAAGGTACAACGTACTGTTCATACCTTTGATGCAAAAGATAGGTGTTTTAAGACTAGTACAGTTAAAGAAGATGCTGGTTTTATGGTTTATACACCTGGAGGCAACAGTGTTCGTATTAAGAATAAAAGTGAACTTCATCGATTAGGTTTTGGAGGTAATCCTGATCTTATTGATATGGAAACTGGTGATGTAGTGGGACCGGCTGATACTAGTCTTAAGTCTCACTCTGAACGAGTTACTCATAAAAGTAAGCCCAAGACCCTTCAGGCTGCTCTATAGGAGAAATAGATTATGAGTAGAGTCGGACAAGACTACTTCCCTCGTAATATCAGTCAGTATGTTCCACTTATGGAATTCGCTGCTGATGTTATTCAGGGGCAATGGTTTGGAAGCTTGGGAGCACCTCAGGCTCTAGACCTTAATGGCATTCTAGTTGGTGCCTCTGCAACAACTTCTGTGCAGACATATACTAGTGCAGATTGGGCTACTACATTTGATGGTAGTGCAACTCATCTAGGTGAATCTGCTGCTGGTAGTATTAGTGGTAAGTATGGTCGATGCCTTACTATGACTGGTACGGCTGGTGCTGATCATGTTGTTACTGTAACAGGTAAAGACTATCTTGGTCAGCTTATGTCAGAAGCATTTACACTTTCTGGTACTGTTGCACAAGTTGGAGTAAAAGCATTTAAGTATGTTGATACTGTATCTGCTGCGGTAGGTGCCTCTGGTGATACTTTTGACCTTGGTTGGAATGACAAGTTGGGAGTACCTTATTCCCTTCAGGTCGTTACTCGTTTTCTAGAAGATGGAGTAACAGGTTCACCAACTACTGTTGTAGCAAATAGGTCTACTGGCACAGCAACTTCTACAGATGCTCGTGGAAGTATCGTTCCTGCAACTGCTACGAATGGTTCACGAGAATATGAAGTAGCGTATTCCTGTTATACTTCTGACTTGCATGGGTTAGCCGCGTATAGTAGCTAATTTGGTAAAGAAGTGTCTCAGGCTTTGGAGGGTGGAGGAGGTTTTAATCCCTTTTACTCCTCCCCCTCTACTGAGGAAATAGATGACAGTATTTCGTGAGTTAATAGACAGAACAATACTGCGGATGTCTCAGGTTCCTGGGGCAGCTACACAAACTTATGCAGAAGATAGAGTAGCAGAGATGCTACAACATAAGTTTGATATACTCTTTGATGAGTATTGGTGGCCGAAGTATAATCTATGGTCTACTTATACACTAGATGGCTCTACTGGAGTAGTTACTACTGATCTCACAGAGATCATTAAAAGGTTTGAAGATATTCGATCAGTATTCATAGGTAATACTAGTCGTAGAGTACTTATCCTTGGTCCAGAACAAAATCCTAATATTATAGATGGAACAGATCCTAGAGTATACGAAGCAAATGCAGATGCCGCTAGGGTTATAACTATATGGCCTAAGACTGCTACAGGTACTTTAGATATAAATTATCAAACTAAACCAGATACATTCTCTTCAGAAGATGAAGTAGATATGGATGATCAGTTAATGATCTGTGGTGCTGCATGGGACTACCTTGAAGATGATGGTACTAATCCCGGTGCAACTCAGAAGTTCCAAAACTTCTTTGAGGACAGATTAGCTCAATTGACAAGTAAGTTAAATAGTAGGCCAATACCACTAGATCACTTTGCTTCTCGATCAGATACCTTTACACTCACAAGGATATAGTTCGTGAATCCTCAATTATTATTAGAGCTTGCAAAAAAGTTAGGTGGTAATCCTGAAACTTCACTTCAGGGGCGTTCGAGAGTTCTTCCGCCTAATCCTTTAGCAGAAGTTAACCCTAATATACCTCCTGGTGTTAGAGGAGTTGATCCGAATGGAATTAGTACTCCTCTACACGAACCTCCTATCGATGTTCCTCCAACTGGTACTGTTGAGGACTATATGCGGCAGATAGATGAATTTAATTCTGATGGTCCTCAGCCTAACTGGAGTGATCCAACAAGTATACCAAGTCCGACCAGTCAAGCGATAAGAGATGCAGAAGATGATGCATTGATGCGTACTATTGAGCAACAAGCAGAGGCTATGGGAGAAGGTGGGATTAATTTCGGTGAGGAATTGGAGCGGCAGCTAGAGCATCTATTACAAACACGGGGTTTGTCGGGTAGAAAGCTAAAATGACAGCATTAACCCGACCACGTATTCAGAGAAAAATACGTAGGCAGTCAGTCCTTAGTGATATAACTATCAGAGATTTCTCTGTTGGGTTGAATGTTGCTGACAATG